ACACCAGCCCACGACGATCATCAGGTTATTCACAACAGCACCTTGTTGTCAGTCGTGCGAACTAACGCCTTGTCCTCTGGCTGAACCGGCAGATTGGCGTAAAACGTCTTAGCGTCGGCCTCGTTGAAAAACGGTTGGCTGTGAACAGTCTGGTCAAAGTAGCGCACCAAGTAGGGGGCGGACGGCGCTTTGACTATGGCCTGCGGCTTCGGCGCTGTGGTGGCCTTGCTGTGTTGCGACATAATCACCCCTGTCGTGTTAGTTCTTTCGGTTGCGCAACTTCTCGTTTTGACAATTCCGGGGGATTCCCCCCATTTGCATCTGTCAAAATATCCTGTATAATTGCATTTATTGGACGACACAAGACGATGTTATAGGTCTTGCCGGTACGCTTGCTCGTGTACGTGTGTTTTTCGCGATATTCTTGCGGCATACCAAATCCTCCAATGACAGGTCAAAAACGTCAGCAACTCGGACGATTAACTCTAACGGCCCTTTTTTCTTACCATGACACAGATCATGGGCATTAGATGGCTGTATCTGTAGTTCTTCACCGAGCTTTATATACGTCCAGCCACGCTCTCGGCGCATTTTTTCGATCAACTGGTGGTTGAGGATGTTGTTCATAACTATTCTGAAAAAGCCTAGTAATTCTTGATAAAAGAATTATAGGGCTTTTTTTTGTTTTGTCAAGGGGGTAATATGCGAGAAAATAGAAATTCGACTAAATCTCACGAATCAGGCGGACAGGGGCATATAATAAATTTGATGTTACAGAAGTTCACAGAGTTATCAACAGGTGAAAACCGAGTCACAAAGGACAAGAGATTGAATACGGGTTTATTACGAACGCCGGGATCTCGACTACTGGCGATCCGTAAAGATTTAGGGCATACACAACCCCAAATGGCCGAGGCAATGGTGCAGGCATGGAAGGATTTACAACAAGAGGGGGTGGATGGCAATTTTAACAAACCAGGCGCAAGTAGTATTAGCGACTGGGAGACCGATAAACGAGAGATACCGAGAGAAGTTGCATTGATTGTGGCGCATCTGTGGAAAACAACCACAGATTTTTTATTGTGTGCCCCCTGGGCCGAATCCGAACACCGCCCAGGCGAAAACAACGGGATACCAACCTATTGGCACCCCGAAGTTGACGCGGCGGCGGCCCAGCTCGATCAGCTCGAACCAGGTTTGCGGCGGCTGGTAGTGCGGCGGCTACCATCTATTATCGATTGGTTGCGCTCCGAATGGCAGGCTACCCACACCCGGCTTGCTAATATGCGCGAGGAGATGGTAAAAGTAATGGGCGAAGATGCTGTAAAGGAGTGGGAGCGCAATCAGGGCATGTCACTAGGCGAGAGCTAATTGCTCTTCTAACGCTGCCTGGGCTGCCTCTAGCAAATCATCAATCTGTTCGTCATCTAATTCGGTTGGATCTAGGTTCTGGTCATCGTCGCCAACGTTGCCAGGTTCAACAGGGGCATCTTCGGGGTTTGAATCGAACATATAATTAATCCTATAAGCAACGCGAGTGAAATTGTAAACAATTTGTAAGACAGTGCGTGTAAATCTTAATCGTATCTATATTAACAAATCCTTCGTTTGTGCAAAAAGTTACTAGCAGAACTAGCCATTGGGCTAGGATTGGAGCTGGCCATATGACCAGGGCAAAGCGTTTTGTTGCCTGGGCTGCGGTGTCTACACTGCCTCAGGCCAAAAAAATGAGTCTAGGCGACCAAAAGCAGGAGGCTAGGCGACATATTGCCCAGCACGGCGGCGAGATTGTGGCAGAGTTAGAGGTGCCTGGACAGTCTCGCTCTATTGTTTTGTTTGAGGATGCGTGTAGGCAAATCCAAGCATATAGTAGTCTACGAGATTTGATTGTTGGGCGGGCCTTCGACGTGTTGATCTATCTAGATCGCAGCAGACTAGGCCGCAAGGCGTCATTGTCTATGGCAATCGTGGAATTATGCCACGAGGCCGGGATCGTGACGTATGAGATGGAAGCGCCCCCCGCCACCCTGGAGGTTATCGATACCCACGACGCCATGCTGATAGGGGCGCTTAAATCAGTCGGTGCCCAACAGGAGGTTGTTAAATTTGGCTACCGGCACAGCAGAGGGATGCAGGCTCGAATCAAAAACGGTGATTTTCCGGCTGGGGTGCCTTGGGGGTGGGTTGAAAAGAAGACCATCGTTGGCAACCAAATCGAAACAACGGTAGAGGTTGATCCGTTAGCTCAATCTGCGCTTGTGCTGATTGTTGAGCGCTATCTACAGTATGGGGATGGGTCGCGGGCTATAGCCGACAAGTTGCAGGCGACCAGCTTCCCCTCTCCCAGCGGTGGGACATGGCGCAAGGACAACGTTCAGCACATCATTAAGCGTTCTCTGCGCTATGCTGGCATACTAGAATACAACAAACGTAATACCCCGTTGCGCCCCTATGTGCAAGCTCGTATGCGCTGGCCAGCGCTCATCAGTGAAGAGACATCTAAACTACTGCTTGCCGAGATGAATCGCCGTCGTAGCGCTCGCCGTAGTGTGGGTAGTCCGCACCGGTTTAGCCAGTGTGTTTGGTGTGAGGTCTGCAATCGTCCAATGGTTGCGGAGTACACGTATTCGGTCAACAAAACTAATAAAGGTCAGCGCTACGACCGTGAGGTCTACAGGTGCATGGCGAATGGCAGTCACAAGGGCGGCACTATCACCGCCCGAAAAATTGAAGATGCTTACCTAGCTGCCATTGATTACTTGCAGGATGAAACAAATCTGCAATCCATGATCAATGCAATCCCCGACAAAACCCCAGCCATAAAAGCTAAAATCACAGAACTCGAACAGCAGGTGCTCGATTTTAAACCGGCCCTAGAACGTGCCGACGATGCCTATGTGACTGGCCGCATGGATGCCGAGCGCTACCAACGGCAGGTTGACAGCATAGCGGAAAAGACCCAGGCCATCCAGAATCAGATAGTAGCTTTGCACACCGAATTAGTCGAAGCCGTCGCCAGCACTGGTAGAGATCAGCGTGTTCGTGACGTGGCGGATCATGGCCTGGATATGCTACGAGAGCCAGATATAGCCAGGGCTAACGCTTGGATACGGAGATCAATTAGGTTTGTGGTGAGAGATTCAGAGGTGCGGGACGTGATGTGTTTATGATGGCTTGATGTGCATTTCGTAATCTATACACCATTATGGTAGTAAGCAAAGCCCGATCCTGCATGGATCGGGCTTTTTTGTTGTAATCTGTTGACAATATTCTGAAATATAGAATTTTGACACAAAATGGGCTTGACATATTCCGAAAAATAGAATATAATGGAATCAACAGGGAAGAAAACAACGAGGCAAACACAATCAACAAAAAAAGCCCGCTAGTCGATGACCCGACTGTGGGCGATAGTACAAGAAAGGATGAGGTTTCATGTACAGCAAGAATTTTACCACGAATTACCAAGTTTGCAAAATGGACAAGAAAGGTGCAGTTCGTGGCAGCAAGTACTACGCCTTCGCCACAATGACACCTGACGGCGAACTGATTGAAACGGCAGAGGTTGTAAGCGCCAAGTTAGACGGGCGCAAGGCTCGCACCGAAGCCGGCAAGAAGCGGCAATTCGCAGCGTTGGCGAAACGAGAGCAGGCACGGCAGGCGGCACGAGCGGAGATGGAACGTAACGGGTGGTTGTAAGATAGATAGCCCAGCGAAGTGACTAAGCTGGGCAAAGGAGAAAAAGGGAATATGCCACACGATACAGATTTTATTATTACATCGTTCTCTGACGACGGAGTTCGGTTCTGGCAAGGGAAATATGGCTGGTCTGAAAGTTATGGATTTGTGCAACGATACAAATCCGTGGAGGCCGCCAATAGGGCGTGCGTTCGGATGAAAAGAAAGTGGAGAGGGCCACTTGCCAAAAATGCTAGATACATCCGCTGGGATGAGGTTTGGCTGGATGAAAACACGATGAACACGGATTTATTGAATGGGCGGTCGTGATGCGCTGGCCGCAAACGGTTGGTTGTAGTAGGTAGAGCCGCTGGGGTGACTAAGGCGGTAGAGGGGAAATTGTCATGTACACAGTAACTAAACTTTTCATCGGCGGTATGCTCGACGGGTTGACCTACACCTTTACGACCGACATTCAGTATACCGTTGGTTGGGAGTGCCACCACCCTATCGGCGGCAGCCCGTATCGAATAATTAGTGTAGTTCGGCAATAGATGAGGCATCCCCCGCCGCTTGTTTCTGGAGTAATGGTATGCAGCGACACACAAAAGAGTACAAGGATGTTATACGGGCTTTTGAGGCATCTTTGCGTTCGATGCCATTCTACACTGGCTACAGATTAGATAAGGAGAAAGATCCAAACAATAAACATGGTCACTACGAGAACGGCCAGCTTAACGAATTGTTCATAGCTTTTATGTATGGCTATGCTTGTGCAAAGAGTACATATCAAAGCGGTGAGTAGAATAGAAGCGGCATCCCCCGCCGCCATTCGCCCAGGAGGGCAAAGGATAACAATGTCAGAACTGATTGAACTATTACGGGCTGAAGCCGCCCCGCACCTAGTTGCAGTCCATGCGCTCGGCGTGCGGCCAGCGAAAAATAAGCGCCGGGTGGAATACCTGAAGCGCCTGCACCAACAGGCCGCGAATGTGTTTCTGAATGAAGCGCAACGCCTACTAAATGGCGAAGTGCAGTGGAAAAACGGAGTCAAGATCAAATGAGGATAACCATTGATATCCCCTGGGCCATCACTCGCCACCAGGTGAGGCGGCTTATGGCTATCATCAGCGTATTTGCACCAAGCGCAACGATACGAATCGGTGACTACACCGAAGAGACGCTGGACAACCAGTTGTCTGCTGACGTGTGGCATAACAGGCCGAAGTATCGGCCAGTGGAGGAGGTGAGGTAAACATGGAAGCAAAACGAACTGTAACCCTGCCGGGGTATGGTAATGTGTGGGTAGAGTTCGGCAGAGGAGATTTCTGCCCCTACATCCGAATCTGGACAATGTACGATGGCAAGCCCGACGAGGTGTTAGCAGAGGTGCGAAAGCGGTATGATAGAGAAAGCACCGCTTTTGTGTGGGCGGAATCTGTAATCAAATTCGGCGGGGTTGAGCTTCGACTAAATCAAATCGAAACTCACATTGCCCTGCTTAAGCTAGCAAAGGAGCAAGCCGAGGCTCTGGACAGAGAGTTTGTGCCCGGTACGGAGGTAACACGATGACCCACGACGGAACCGCCATATGGGAGCGCATTCCAGAGAGAAAATTTTCTGACCTCAAACAAGCAGCAATGCTTGCAAGCAAGAATTCTCTTCGGAATAGTTATTTGGCTCTAGTAGACGCATACGCAAACACGATATCTGATTATGATACCCTGTTAGCTTGGACTAAACTGGCATGGCATTTCCTGGATACCCATGATATTGCAGGAGATGTTGACGGCGTCAGCGTGGCGGCATTTTTGCAGCGTGCGCCCGAAGATGTGCGTCAAGAGGAGTAGACTTTACAAAACCGCCAACCTACGCTATAATAGCTGACAAGCAAACGCCTTCCCACACCAGGGGAGGCGTTTTTGTTTACGTCGTTGTAATCGTAAGCGAAGGAGTAAGCACTAGATTACGATTATATCTACATGCACACCTACGATTGGCTCATAGTAGCCCCGCGCCACGATAATTTGGAATCCGTAGACGCCGAAATCGCCTCCATTGCACAACACCACAACATTGTTCCCCAGCCGCCCTTAGTGGGCTACGTAACAGATTTGGACGTTGGCCATGCTGTTGCTGTTGTTGACTGTTCCGTTATCTGTTGGAGCACACATGCTTCGGGCGATGGTATCGAGCTGAGTGATGGACATGTGCTCGATGCTGACACGGCAGCGCAGTTTGTGCGGGTATCCACTGCCGAGCTGTGTATTTTTAATCTCTGCCTGGGCGAAAAGTTTGCGCAGCGGGTTTCTTATCTATGCGCCTGTGATGTGATTTACAGTCCGATAGAGATAGGTGATCGTGAGGCGGCCATCTATATCGGCCAATACGCCGCGGCTCTGGCTGAACATGGCGACTACCATGTGGCCTATGAGGCTGTTGGCAGTCATGGCGGGGACTACAAATACATCAGGGCTTCAGACAGTGTTACTCGTGGGCGGATAGACAGCGTGACGGCTATAGCGGATCTGCGCAGCCAGAACAATCAGATCAAGGCCAGTGTTACTCAGTTGGGGCTAACCTTCATCTTGATTGTAGCTATGGCGCTTTGGTTTGGCTATGTCTTGTCGGGTATGCAGACACAGCTAAACAGGATGCAGATCCAGTTGGGTGAACTACGGGCTGAGATGCGGTATCTGGAACGGACAATTAGCGACCGGAGGGACAATGAATTTATCCCCCCGTGAACGTGAGGTGTTGAGCCTGATAGCTTCCGGCCTGACGCTCTATCAGGTAGCACGTAGGCTGCACATCAGCTATGGCACAGCGCAGGACTATCGCAATCGGGTGTTTGACAAGCTTGGTGCAACTTCTTCTGCTCATGCTGTAGCCTTGGCGCTGCTTGCTGGCGTTGAACTATCGGTTTTGTCCCTCTTTGCCCCTCAAAAAAACGGCTAGTAATTTCTGTTTTTTCTGTCATAATCAAATCATGGACGCCAGCGCTGTGCTTTTCGCATACATGGCAGTGTTCGCTGGGTTGATGCTATCGATTCTGATAGTGGCGGCGCGGCGGGGATGGTGGTGATGTCTGTGTACTTAGGTATCGCAGCGGCTGTGCTGTTCGCCGTTACATGGATGGTAGTGGCGGCGCTTATCAGCAGGAAGAGCGACAATGATTGATTGGGCAAAAACGCATTCTCATGTCGTGGCACTGGTGGCCATTTGCTTGATCGGCATTATCATCAGCGTGATGGTGCTGGGCGTGGATCTAATGCCTTATATTGAGGCGGTGCGGTGGTAACTTGTCTCGCTTGACAATTAAAAAAGACTGGAAGCAGGTTTTTTTTGAAAACCTAAGCAAATCACCTAATGTATCAAAGGCGGCGAAAGCAGCGGGCTACACTCGGCAATGGCTCTATCAATTGCGTGAGCAAGACCCTGATTTTGCAAAAGCCTGGGATGATGCTTTGGCGAGCGGACTAGATGCCGCCGAAGGGGAATTGTACCGCAGAGCGGTCAATGGTACGTTACGCAAGGTTTTCTATCAAGACAAAGAGATTGATGTAGTCCGGGAATACTCGGATACGCTCCTGATCTTCCTGCTGAAGAGCCACAAGCCAGAGCGGTACAACCAGCCATTGCGCAATGAGCACACCGGCAAAAATGGCGGCCCGGTGGAGACTGAATCAAGAGTAACAATTTACTTACCGACCAATGGCCGGGATTGAAATCAAACCGCAACCTGGAGTACAAGAGCAGTTCCTAGCCACATCCGCCGATATAGCTTTCTTTGGCGGTGCTGCGGGCGGTGGTAAATCGTGGGCACTTCTACTGGAACCGCTCAGGCACATTGACAACAAAGATTTTAGTTGTGTCATCTTCCGTCGCACCTATCCGCAGGTGATGAATCCTGGCGGTTTGTGGGATGAGGCACAGAAGCTCTACCCGCTGCTCCAGGCGGAGAGCAAGGAGAGCGATCTTAGCTGGGAGTTTGATGGTGGTGCAGTGGTGCGGTTTGCGCACATGCAACACGAGAAAAATAAATACGACTGGCAAGGCGCTCAGATCCCGCTGATTGAATGGGATGAGCTTACCCATTTCGAGCGGGGCATGTTTTTTTATATGTTGAGTCGCAACCGCTCAATGTGTGGTGTGCGACCCTATATTCGAGCCACTTGCAATCCCGTACCTCCTGATGACGAAACAGGAGGGTGGATACACGAATTTGTCGGTTGGTACATTGACAAAGCTGGTTACGCTATCCTGGAGCGCAGTGGTGTTATCCGCTGGTTTGTAGTTATTAACGACGCGTTGCACTGGGCAGATAGTCGCAAGGAACTGATAGAGCAGTTCCCAAACAGCGAACCAAAATCATTTACCTTTATCAAGGCGTCGTTGTATGACAATCCGAAGCTGTTACAAGCCGACCCTGGTTACTTAGCCAACCTAATGGCTTTGCCGTTGGTGGACAGAGAGCGACTGCTGGGAGATCCGGTAAAAGGTGGAAACTGGCTTGTCAAGCCGACCGCTGGAAAACTATTCACTCTTGTTTGTTTTGAAATTGTCAAGGCCGTCCCTGCCGGTGGGCGAACCGTGCGCTTTTGGGACTTTGCCGCTAGCGAGAAGAAGTTCGCTAAGGATGACCCTGATTTTACAGCAGGTGTCAAAATGAAACGGGTTGGCGATATCTACTACATTTTAGATTGTGTTGATGACCAAATTTCACCGGCGCAGATTAACACTACGCTGAAGAATGTAGCTGCTCAAGACGGCAAAGAGGTGGCCATCCGTTTCGAGGAAGAAGGCGGGGCCACCGGCAAGAAGGATAGTTACAACACCGTTGTTTTGCTGACTGGCTACGACGTGCAGGGTATCCGTCCAGAGGGTGATAAAATCACCAGAGCCAAACCTCTGGCAGCGCAGGCCCTGGTTGGTAACGTGAAGTTGCTCAGGGGTGAATGGAATCAGCGCTGGCTAAATCACATGCACGGTCAACCAGATTTGCCGCATGATGACATTATGGACGCATCCTCTGGCGCTTTTAGTTTTTTGGCAGATCCCAACACCCCAGCCACCACCAGCCAGGTCATCTCACGATCATCTATCGAATCCTTGTTGGGTGCTTGATTTTTTGCAGTTAGGTGGTATAATGAATCCAGATGTGACGCAGTTGCTAGAGTGGATTAAAGCCAACGTGCCGAGCTTAATTCGTAGCGGTGAGAACTGGCAGATAGTGTTACATGGGCGCAATGATGGGAATGTCAATGCTGAGGTCAAAACCACCTGTCAGGTTATTAACCCGAAGAGGCAACGACTCGACGAGCGGAGCAACGGCAACGTGCGATCAGTGCGCACACCAGTTTAGCCCAGAGGTCAAGGATAGCCCAGTTCGGGGCGGTGGGCTGTTGCGTTGGTTTCGCTGTCCCAAGTGCCGGCATAAGTACGAGATTGCCCGGTTCAGCGTGCGGGGCGTGCAGTTGATGCAGAACATTCGAGGTGTCGAGGCGCAGATAGCGCAGTCGCCGGATAGCGTGGAGCTAAGGCGGCGATTGTGGGAGTTGCGCAAGGCGCTGGAGCCGGAGGTTACAAAGCCATGATGAGCGAAGCCGACCTGCAAGAACACGCAAAACGGCTTGAACACTCCGGGCCGGTAATGTCCGGCGCTCTCGTTTCTGCAAGCGAGGCGATAGAGGCACTTGGGTTAGACCCTGCTTTGAAAGCGAGATTCATGGCCCTGGGCGCTGCAATGGCAAAAGCCAGCACGCTCGCGGTGATTGCTGGCCAGGATCTGGGTATCATCAGGTTTGATGTGGATTCTGGCGAGATTTGGGTGGAACAGGTGGCGAAGCCGTGAGTGCAGCTCCGATTCGATATTCTATTTATCCGTTTGTTCGGTGGCAAGATTTAGAAAGTGCCGATCTACACACTCGGATGGTCAGATCTAACTGGGCAATCGAAATTATTGCTGAACCCGAACTAGGCGAGTGGAATTTAGATTTATCGTCCGCTATTTTATCTTTGCCGGTTGCTGTGCGTGGTGTGCGGCTAGATACAGATGCCGGCCCCACTGATCGGATTTCGGTCTCTGGCCATAAGCCGATGGATGGATTGAATTACCAGATTCCGGTCGGTCAACTGGGTACTATCTGCATAGACCCGGTGGAAAAAGTGTTCTGGGTGGAACAAGGCACATTACATTAACCAGTAAATGTAAAATCTAATACCAGGTTTGTCTTTGTCGAGACGCCGATCCATATGGATCGGCGTCTTTTTATTTTCTAATTTTTCATGGGCTTAATCGACCGCTTTCAGAACCTATTCCGCCCTCGCTCGCCAGCTACGGCGGAGCCAGTCACACAAGTTGCACCGCCGCCGCGCCCATCGGCGTTGCTGCAACTGTTCAGCGCTGAGCGCGACCGGCGCAGCATCGTCAACGACTGCCGGTTGATGTACGACGAAGACCCGCGGGCGAAGGGCGTGATTGGCACGCTGGCCCGCGATGCGGTGAAGGGCGGTTTTGAACTCAGGGTCGAGGGCAAGCGGGCCAAAGAGGCGAAGTCCATCGCTGATGACCTGTTGAACCGGGTGAGCTTCTGGACCCGCATTGACGATTGGGTGCGGCTGGGCGTGCGTGACGGGGATCTGTTCCTGGAGCTTGCCTGCAACACGCTGGGCGACATCGTAGAAGTCAGCCGCAAGCCGACGCTTGAGCTTTACCGCTGGTCTGACGAGTTTGACCGCTTTATCGACCCGGTGCGGGCCTTCTTCTGGACTGACCTCTACTGGCAGGGGTTGGAGCCGCCACAGAACGCAGCATTCTTCGCTGAGTGGCAGATGATCCATGCGCGCTATGGCCAGGATGAGGGGAGCCGGTACGGCCGTCCGCTCTTTGCCAGCGCCCGCACCGCCTACAAGCGCATGAAAGAGGGTGAACTGGACATTGCCATTCGGCGCAAAACCAGGGCGGGCATGAAATATGTCCACAGTCTGGAAGAGGCCAACGAGGCCGATGTAGAGGCGTACAAGGCTCGCAACAAAGCTGCACTGAATGAGCCGTTTGCAGCCGTGGCCGATTTTTTCAGCAACAAGCGCACCAGCATTCAAAGCATCCAGGGCGACGCCCGGCTGAGTGAGATTGACGATGTGCTCCACCACATTCGCACCTGGTGGACAGCCAGTCCCGTGCCTATGTCCCTGCTGGGCTATGGGCAAGACCTGAACCGGGATGTGCTCGACGAACAAAAGCAGCAATACGATGCGGTCAAAGAGAGTCTGTCGGATTGGGTGACGCAGCAGATTGTCACGCCGCTGGTCGAGCGCCAGTGGTTGCTCAAAGGCATCTTGCCCGAGGGCCTGAAATGGTCCGTCGAATGGGCCAGCAAACAACCGTTCACGGCGACCGACCTGGGCGAGGCGGCCAAAGCGCTGACCCTGCTGAGAGCAACCGGCGTGCTGACCGAAGAAACTCTGATCCGTCTCTTCAGTCGCTTTGTGCCGGGCTTTGACGCTGAGGCGGAGTTGGCCGCGCGAAAAGAGCGAGAAGCCGAGGAGGTGAAGCGGGTGGCGGTGAACGCCCAGATGACGGCGCAGCAGCAGCCGGCAGAGCAAGAGGAAGATGACGCCGACACTGAAGAACGTTGACGCCCTGCAGTCTCAGGCCCTCAGCCGGTTGACACTCCTGGTCATGGGCCAGACCCACCGGCTTTTTGGCGAGTATCAGGAGTGGCTAATCGGCCAGGTGGGGCGACAGGCTGACACCGAGGGCATGGTCAACGGTGGTGCTCTGATGACCGGCTTCAGCGCCATTGCAGACCGCTACCGGCGCACAGTCGGCCAGTGGACGGCCATGTTTGAACAGGCCAGGGTGCAGGCGGCCAGCATTCCGTTCGGGGCGCTGGTGGTCAAGCACAACGCTTTTATGGGCAGCCTGACCGAAGACCTGAGCGCCGAGAATGTCCAGACGGTGATTAATCTTTGGCAGCAACGACGCCAACGGGCATTGCAAGCCGCACAGGAGCGGGTGTACGGGGATGGGCTGCAACTCAGTCAGCGCATTTGGCGGTTGGAAAGCGGCGGGCTACAGCAGATCCGTTCGACGCTGGCGACCGCAATGGCAGAGCGCACCAGCGCAGCGGAGTTGGCCGACCGGCTAGAGCCGCTGCTGGGCGCAGATCAGGACATGCCGAGGTGGGCCGAGGAGCGGCTGTACGACATGGCGGCACCTGACCGGCTACGCAGCCGCGAGGGGCTGTTGACCGGCGCCGAACATCGCACAACCGGCATTGCCTACAACGCGCTGCGGTTGGCTCGCACAGAGTTGCAATACGCCAACCATGCGGTGACAACGGAGATAGCCAAGCATTCGCCGTGGGTGACAGGGCGTTGGGTGAGATTGTCGCCCGCTCACCCCAAGATCGATGTGTGCGACGGGCTGGCCAGCGGTGGGCCATACCCAAAGGACTCCAACCTTCTCCCAGCCCACCCGCAATGTATGTGCTACTGGGAAGAACAGGTGATGAGCGCCGGGGTATTTAAAAGCCAGGTGGCCGACTGGTTGGCGGGTGAGTCTGAATTTCTTGACGATTACCGCGACTGGCTGGGCATCCAACAGGTGACAGAACCGCTACCAACGAATATGAGCGTAGCGGAATCGCTCAATCTCTGGCTATCGACCAGCCGACGCGACCAGGCGGCTGCGCTGAATCTAAATTGAGGCAATTATGAAATTCAAAACCGAGCAGGAGTTTTTAGCAGCACTCTATCGCTACTTCGGCATCAACGAAGCCTTGCGCAGCGACCAGAGCTATGAGGCGCTGCGCGGTCAGATTGACGCCGCGCTGATGGCCTGGGCGGGCCGACCGGCTAACAACATCGGGGTGCGTTGGACATTTTCCGACCGGGTAATCGCCAGGGGCGGGATGGAGCAGCCCGCCGGCACGGAATGGAAAGCCTGGGAAATCCCTTACACGATGGGCGAAGGCGGCGACATCGTGTTCGGCACGCCAGTCGAGGTCAACCAGGTGCAACTGTTTGAGCCGGTCAGTGAGAGCCAGCAGCCACACCCGAACAAGCAACGCCTGATCGAAGTGGCGGAATCCGCCCTCTCTGTCATCGGCGAGGGCGAGGGGGGCGGCAAGCGCATCAAAGCCATCGGTGTCACAGCGGGCATTGTCAATGGCAACCGACGCCGCTACCCGCGCGCTGTGCTGGCCGATGCGGTGCAGCGCCTCAACTCCAAACTGAACGAAAGCGCTGGCCAGGGGCGATTGCTCCTGACTGGCGAGGCGGAACACCCCAGCGACAAGGGCGGCAAGGCCAACATCCTAGAGACGGTTTTCCGGTGGGATGCGGTATCCCTCAACGCGGCCGGCCAGGTCGTGCTGGAGGGCGCCATCATTCCAACCTCGAAAGGCCGGGATCTCCAGGCGATTGCCGAATCCGGTGTTCCGATCAAGCTTTCGCAGCGCGGTTACGGTGAGATGACCACGATCAAGGAGAGTGGTCAGACCATCAACGAAGTCACCTATTTGGAAATCACCGGGTATGACGCGGTTGCTAACCCGTCTGACCCAACGGCGGGGTTGACTGAATCCCAGCAATCCCAGGAGAAAAAGAAGACTATGAATCTAGAAGAACTGTTAAAGCAGCTCGCGGAAAGCCCTGACAAGCTGGCTGAATTCCTGCGGGCCAACCCGGCGCTCACTGAGAGTGTGGTCGGGCAAATGGGCTTTGCTGACAAGCGCCAACTGGCCGGTCAACTGGGCGTATCCCCTGGCCGCCTGGAACAATCCCTGAAGGAGTTGAGCGAGAAAGCCGCTCAACTCGAAGAACGCCAGAAGGCCGAGGCCATCGACAAGGCCGTTACCGAAGCCTGCAAGGATCTGCCCTACGGCAAGCTCAACGAGCGCTTTGTTGAATCGATTCGCGAAGCCAAACCGCAGACGGCAGAGGATGTGCTGAAGTTGGTCGAGGCCAAGACTAAAGAGTATGACGCCATCGTTGCGGCCATGCGCCTGGCGGGCATGGGTCACACCGGCGCCATTCAGGTGCTTGGCGCGTTCTCCGAGCGTGAGACCGGCCAACCCGAATTTACCCGCCCCGCTTGGGAGGTCAACGAGTCGATGGTGCGCGCCGGAACCGGCAAGCGCCGCGATATGCGCAAGATCCTGAGCGGCAATGGTGAGCCGTCGCGGGCGGAACTGTTCACGGCCAAAGTCCTGAAGCGCTTTGATGAAAACTACCGCCAACAACTGTTGGCTGAGTCCAAGCTCTTTACCGAGGCTGAAACCACCACCGATCTGAACCTGCCCTACACCGTCTCCCGCGCCATTATTGAGCAGGCTTTTCCTGAACTGGTAGCTGCCAACATTTTTGATTTTGGTGTGGCAACAGCCAGCCCGGAAAAACTGTTTTTCGAGACCTACGCCGGTGAATCCGGCTCTAGCGCCACTGTCACCGATGAGGTTGTTACTGGCGATCATGGCGTCTGGGTAGCCCTGGCCTACAAGCGCCTGCGCCCTGGTACGGTGGTATTGACCAATAGCGGCGGCGGCACGACCTACGTCGAAGGCACTGACTATGTGATCGACTACGCCAACGGCAAAATCATGACCCTGGCCGCCGGTTCGACCACGGATAGTCAATCCCTTAAGATTGACTACACCTACGACGCCATTCGTAAGGGCGAGAATACCGAAATCGAGCGGGCCAAAATCAGCCTCTCCTCGATGACGATGGAAATCGCCGCCGACCGGCTGGCCGTCCAGATCACCAAAGAGGCCGTGGTTTTCAGCCGCTCCCAACTGGGCTACGATGCCGTGGGCCGCACACTGAACAACCTGGTGCGCGAAATCCGCCGCATCATTGACAAGGGCATCCTCTACCGCGCCCTGGCGGCTAGTTTGCTCCAGGCCAACAACAGCGGCGGCACCTGGGCCAGCGCCAGTGACCCGATTGCGCAGTTGGTCGAAAAGATGGGCGTTGCCAAGACGAAGGTCTACAACCGCTTCTATGTGCCGACCGCCTTCGTCATGAGCACCACCACTGCCGAACGCCTGAGCAACTGGGACCGCTCCACCCGCCGGGGCTTTGACAACGCCCCCCTGCGCGCGGCCGGTTTTGCCGGGTCAGTCAAGGGCCTGCCGATTTTCGCCACTCCTGAATTCTCGGATAGCTACATTCTGACCCTGAACCGCGAGTTGATTATGCACCGCGTTTTCCAGGCGATGGCGATCTACGGCCCCTTCCCCAGCTTCAGCAATGGGAAGTTGGTGGCCGCTGACCAGTATTACACCGAGGAGTTCAACGGCACGGAATGCCCGGTGGTTGAGAAGGCCGCTTACATGGTGATTAGCTAATCGGCTTGATACCCGACCTGTTTATGAGCGTGTGGCGGTCTTGCAGCCGCCACACCTAACACAAGGATCTGAACTATGAAAAACAAATTTATCCCCTTCGTCGCCGTCCTGCTGCTCTTCGCGCTGATTGCCAGCCTCTACATCCTGCCCGCGGGTCAAGGCGCAAACGTGGCCCTGGCCGCGGCCACACCGGTCAGCTACGGCGCTACAACCGGCACCAACAGCAAAGTCACATTTTTCAACGGCAATGTGACCGCAGATACCCGCGTTTGCTTTGACCTGAGCAATTTCAACAAGGTTGATTTGCAGTGGATCATCGACCAGGGCACGGTCAACACCACTACAATCAAGCTGCAATGGTCGAACAACAACGCCAATTTTGAGGACACCGCCACGGTCGCCAACGCCAACGCCGCCGACGCCAGCGGTGGCCAGCAGTACAACCTGTTTGGCCAGCACAATTGCATCAACGCCGACGTAACGAATAGCAACCCGTTGGGCTTGAAGATTTACGGGGTAGCGAAGTGATCATCCTGAACAACGGCCCGGTGCCGGTGCGGGTGGCTGGCTGCTGGCTACAACCGGGCAAGGCTATGCCGGTGGAGAGCCTGGCGGTAGCCCTTCGGCTCATGGCGGCTAACCCGGATGTGGTGGAGGCTGGCAAGGAGCCGGATCCGGCCAACGATGACAACCTGACCGCGGATGTGCCGGCGGTTGAGGCCGAGCCAGAGATTACCGAGCCGTCCACGGGGGGGAAGCGCAAGAAATAGGTGAGCA